GCGACCTTATTTCGAAGTCCTTCCAGGATCACCTCGCACAAATAGCAGGTGAGAAGGACGCACTCAAAGAAACAATTGCAGAATTGCGAGCAGAAAAAGAAGAACGAGAAGAGCAGGAGAATGAAGAGGCACAAGAAAATGATGAAGAACCGGAGGTAGAAATCCATGCGCCCATGCATAACCATGGTGACGAAGAGAACTATCCTCCAGAGTTTCACGTCGATTTAACTGCCAGAGCTCGCTTATGGAATATCAATTGGAACAAACGAGATGAGGAGTGCTTTCCTTCTATAGGATTCATAGCTGCTTTGGCGGCTGGTGCCTACTCGTTGGTGACCAACATCCTGCGACTGCAACCACCAGCATGGAGAGTGATGAAATATTTTGTGGCGCATTTGCCCAGTGCCATAGAGGAGGACTATTTCAATGAAAGGTATATTGCCGTAGCTCAACTAACAACAGAAATCTTGAGTGATGATCAGGCGGCATTACCTGTGGCAAAACAGTTGTGTAAGTCCATAGGGCGCCCATTTGAGTATGGGGTTTTAGCCCGATTGGCCGATATGCCGTGGTCATATGTCTTGCGTGCCTCAGCGATGGGCCTCGTGGGATTTGTGACCGCGGATTTCGCAGCGGCATGGTGGAACAATCGAACTCCACATGTCCGCAACAATAAATTTGTGAACTACTTTCTCGGCCCCCCGCAAAGGTGCTATTCATGCAAATTTGTGGAATGGGAGGCCAACCCATATCTACCAGGGCCAGATGCCAGGCCCGACTTAAATGGCACAGCTGCCATCAAGCATCGGAATCCACTCCTAGCTTCCCTGGAAGTGGATGAAGTTGTTTGGTTCTGGCGACGCCGAGCCCGGAGGTTCAGCGCTTATATGGAGGTTGTAATGCAGGCCGCGACGTTCGGCAATATACATTTAGGCATGGATGATGCCACCTCTAGTGGAAAAACTAGTTCAACCCTGACCCGACTAGGAACTGTCAATTACATGTTCCGACAACATCACCGACGATGCCCCGTTACATCATACTTATGAGGTGTGTGGTTGGGTTCGTGAGTCCATGAAAACTCACTCTTTGTACCAGGATTTTCCCAATTGCGGCGGGTTCGTACCGTCCTTGTTGGCGTCAGATACGGGGAAGTCAAATTCCCCGACATCCCAGACATTAAAGAAGGCACACGCATTCGAGAATTGCCTGTTTTATTGCCTAGTCGCCCCATTGTCAGCGTTAGCCTTGGCCCTCACGTTCGCCAAGCTACACTCTTTCATACGGACCCAGGAGACCGAGATACGATGCTTGCGGGAGCTCGTAAGCGATTTGCCGCAAAGATGCCAGACATTAACCCTGGACTTGCCGATGACTTCAAACAATTTGTTCGGAATTTTTGTGAGGAACGTCTCCTTCCTCTACTCCCGGACCATGACCTTAGCTTCGAGAATTGGATTGAGCACGCTAATTACCCCCAAGCAAGAAAAGATGAGCTTATTGCAGTATACGCACAATTTGGGGACCAAGCTCTTTACGATAAGAAGCTCCAACGAGTGAAATCCTTCATGAAAGATGAAGGTTATACCGATGTTAAGCATGCCAGAGGTATAAATTCTAGATCAGATCCATTTAAGGTGGTTAGTGGACCGTTGTTCCATGCTATAGAGTGTGTGGTATTCCAG